GTTAAGCCTCCTTTGGGTTTCGTGTTAGCCATTACCTATAACCGCCACCACGTTTCTTGTACGTACGAACTAACCAACCGTTAGCGTATGCTGAAGGATAAACTTTAAATTTACGTTTAGCTTCAGCTTTTACTCTAGCATACAAAGCTGGATTAGTTGGCTTAGCGCCACTCTTCTTTTTAGTTGTCTTTCTTTTTCTCTTTGCTGGCATTATGTACCTACCTTTTTTTGCGCCTTTTTATGCGCTTGTCTAAATGTATCACCCATAAGCATTCTACGTTTCATAAATTTCAAATGTTTTGCAGTATGATGCTTAGAATGACGCTTCATCGCTCCTTCTTGACGCTTAGTAAGTTTCTGCTTTTTAAGTTTCATTGAAGGTTTTTTTCTAGCTCTGGGCATTTTTTAACATCTCCGTTAGTTGACCTATATCTATTTGTTTAGGTTCAGGGGTTGGGTCATTAGCACTATTCGCAGTTCCTTGAGGCACTAATCTGCGCTCATTCACTGGTGTTGTGCCTACCATACCCGGACCCATTTCTTTCATTTTTCTAGTAGCCATACTTTATTTTACCTCATTTTTATCGTCTTTCAAAAAAGACCTTAGTTTTTGTGCCTTCTCCTCAGCTGTATCAGCATGTAGCTCAGAGTCTACAATCTTCTCTAACTTTAATGCATCAATTTTTTGATTTGATATATAACGCCACGTGTAACCGTCATCGTTGTACACCCCAAATACTGTTTGTGAAAACCCTACTTTTATAATAAGTGCAGTATCACCATCTAAAATTACTTTATCACCTTCTTTAAATGAAGACGTCAAACGGAAAGTAGCGCCTTTTACAAAACCTACTGCCCAATCTTTAATAGCTAAACCAACTAATAGAGTTAGTACAAACCCTATGAATTCAATATAAAAATCGTTTAACGTAATCTCAAACATGGTCATATCATACATTTAATTAGGGGCTACAGGCCAATCATATTCTCCTGTTGCTTCATTATAAGTTGTAGGTAAGTCCCTTAATTTCTGCCTAAAAACAGCCCATTCTGCTTTCTTTTCATCTGATAACGGGCTATCTGAAGACTGAGTCCAATCTGTTGCGCTTAATACATAATCTCTACTAGTCCTAAGATTAGCTAATGGATCGTTGACGGGATTGTCGTCTTTACGGCTGTCGTATGAATACATTTTCATGTTGTTAATCCTTGCACTGTATATTGCATTTCTTCTATAGATTGAGATGTGACTCCAATCATACCAACCCCAGTAAAGATTATATATTCTTGTTGTTCACGTAACTCTACAACAGTTTGAACGTTCAGAGGTAAAAAAGCTGCGGCAGCGTGGCTTCCGCCTGCAACAACTCTTCGACTTATTTGAAACTCACCCTCATTTGCCTGTAAAAAAGTACCACCAACAGTATTATAAACTCCGGGATTACCGCTGTGCGTCTGACTACCAAGGATACCAGACAATAATAATACATGTACAACAACTATATCTACAGGAGTTGTTGAAATGACGGAGCCAGCTTTATCACCACTAAAACTTATTAAATAGGGTTTCTTACCACCCCTTGTATGTACCGGAGTCTTAAAGGAAAAAGAAGAAGATAAGTTAGCAAACAATTGATATTTACTACCACTGCTGGGGTGGCTGCCCACCATATGATTATTAGGAAACCCAAAGGAACCATTGCTATTAAAAAGAAAATCAAAATTACTTAAGCCAGAATGTTGAGCAGAACCTACGCCTGTACTGCTAGAAAAGCTACTAGCAAAAATAACTCCTGTTTTACTAAACTTTTTAGAGGTGTTTTCTTCACCTATTTGGTCAGTAACCAACTGGTTTGGTGCAATAACCTTAACAGTAGGGTCTCCAGCTGTAATACTAAAATCGTTTACTGTAGGAGCACTAGACACAATACCACTTTCTTCTAAATCTCTAAGAGTAAGATTACGGTCTTTTGGATTACCTGAATCGCCTGCTTTTATCTTCAAATGGGTGTCCACTTGTTTGAGATAATTTCTTAGTTGTGGATCTAAGTTAGTTGGTAAAGGTGGTAAAGAAGGTGGTTTACTGCCAGAAGTAGCCATTAGATTGACCTCAGTTCATCTATAGACTCTCCAATACATACTTCATGCACTGGATTTGCACTAGCAACTTCTACCTGGTATACCTTATGTACACCTGTAGGTAAACGTAGTATAGGTTCCTGTATCTGTGTAGCACTAAAAGAAGTAGGAGCAGCGCCTGTTGCACTAAACACGGATCCAGAAGCTGTAATTGTAGCCTCAAATATTTCTGTACCATCACCAAACACTTTTACTGTTACTCCTGCTCCTGCATAAGAGTCAGCTTCAACCTTTACAAAGTTCATGCTACTAGGTCTAGGCAATACAAATTCTTTACTTTTAAAAACAAAAGTTCGTTTTGTATCAGTAGCAGAATCATCAAAACTTTCTATCGTACAATTACCAGAAGCTGGCTTATTAATTAAAAATAATTGATTAGTATCGGGGTCAGTATAAAACCCTCTGTTTGTATTAGATAAATTATTTAATAATGTATCTACAGTCGTAAGAGCATTTACATCACCTCGAGGATCAAAAATTATGGCTTGTGGAGTTTGACCGGGGAGAGAGTGTTGACCAACATATTTGCCTTCGTGCATGCCAGCACTCTGTACTACAAATGTACCTTTCCATTGGTCAGGACTAATAAGCCCCTGAGTTAAATTAGTAACCTGCCCATTCTCAACTGCTATCAAACCATCAGGTCCTGAGTAGATACAATATCCACCCATATCAACTAAACTTCTTTTATATAGTAGGGGTTCAGCTGCTTCTAATTTTTGTATAGTCATTGCTTGTGGGTCTGTACCTGCTGCTATGTAGTTTGTACCTTTTGTACCTATAAATAATACGCTACCCGCCATAGATATACCTACGATTTCATCTTCTAATGTTATACGGTACGCAACAGGCCAAGCATGTGGTAAGAATGGTTCAGAAAAACAAAGTCGTTTACCACTAAAACCAGCAAAAATACCATTACCAATGGCAGTTAAGCCTTTCATCTGTCCGTTTGGATATAAAGTGCTGTCATCATCAGGCGGAGCTATCCAAAAAGTGGAAGGTATAACTTCACCTAAGGCATCATTGTTTGCAGTATCTGTAAAACTAGTAGTAGCCATAGTTACCTCTGCGACAAACTGAAAGTCAGTAGTATTAGAACCAGTGTTAGAACGATAGATACGTTTAGTGCCTACACCACTACCATAATTAGTGTTACTTTTAGCAGCGGCGGTAGATAAATTACTTACTACAACTGACTGACCATCTACTTTTGTTACTACGTTAGAAGGTGATGAAGGCGGGCCTTCTTCTCCAAAAGCAGAAACAAAGGTATAAACATAAGCAGTACTGTACTTTACTTGAGTACCATCATCTGTTCCTGTAGGATTAGCAGCGGCTGGCGTGGCTGCAGGAGCTTCGATACCTAATCTAAAAGAACTACGTGGAAATGCACCAGAACCTCCGGTAGTAATTTGTGTAGAACTTGCCATACGTGGGAAAGTTTGTCCTGTCCAATACAAACGATCAAAAGCATCATCTGCAATCGGTCCCGGCTGTACATTTACATCATCATCAAACTCAAGATTATATATAGTGCCACCAAATTTATATTGGTAATAACTAGTTATACTACTTGCATTTAAGTTAGCGTAACTACCATTAGTAAATAGTGGGTTTAAATTACCGCGTTCTAAGTTAACATTTTGAGATGTAACTCCCACCTCGTCTTTTAACAACCGAGGTTCTAAAATGGGAGCAATACCATTGAATGAAATTAACTTAAAGTACACTCTTAATCGTCTCCTCTAGCTACTTTCTTTTGCTTTTCAAAAGTCCTGAGCCCTGCCATGCCGAGCATCGCCATGAGTATGGTAGATAATTGAGTAAAATCAAACTCTGGCATATCTACTTTTACACCAGATAGTGCAGCAATCCACTCACCTACAGGCAGTACAATAAAGTGCACCATCATTGCAATTGAGCAACCCCAACCTACAGACGGACGCCAGCCTGCCACAAACCAGTTTTTACTGGCTGCTTCTATTTTATTTACCTCAATCTGTGAAAGGTTAGCTGTTTGTAATTGTGTCTTGAGCTCATGCTCAAGCTTCATCTTTAGGTTTTTATCAGCAACGAACTTGTTTAGAACGCTACCAGCAATACCTACTACTGAGTTTGTTATTGGATCCGCCATAAATACCTCCTATGTGCGTAAAAAATATACTAATAATCCTATTCCTGCGGCTACGACAATCCACATAAATCTCTCTATGAACCGTCCTGTATTAGAATTGACATCAGATTGTGCTTCTACATCGTCTAAACGTTGCTCTATCTTATCCATTCTAATAAAGAACCTATCGTTCTGCCTTAACACGGTAGCTACTCGTTCTTCAATACGAGCAATAGACACGACTGCATCTGCTAGTCGATCTAGTTTTTCTTCTATTTTCTCTAGTCTTTGGTCTTGTGTATCACTCATAACTCCAAACCCAAGGTCTTGGTCTGGTGCTAGTAGCTTCTAAAGTGTCTAGATGTATGAATCTAGAGTCGCCATGTTGTTTCACACCAAGCCCGGTTATACCATGTTTTAACGCTACTTCTATACACTTTAAGGCATCCGAGCCCCGAATAAGTATGTCTACAGCCTTGCCACTTGCGTGAGCTCCTGGTTGTGATTTTCTTGCTTCTATAGGATGCGTTGGATCTCTATAGGCACTTGTTATTATAAACGGAATTCCTACTTCTTCACGTATTTTTTCAAGAATTTCCATGAACTCTGGGTCCATACCGCAAATACCAGTATGCTTACACTTGAGCTCGTCTTCACTAAAATATTTCCACATAACTAATTATAAAATTTTTTCCTAAATTCTTTGCGTAATTTCTTTTCTTCTTCTATTTTTTTATAGAACTTTTTATCTGTTTCTTTTGTGTCTAGTTTTAAATTCATTTTAAAAGGGGAGCGCATAAGGTTCTTGAGCTACCTTAATGTAACCTTTAACTTGTTTAACTTCTAAAGTACTTTTGTCATACACTATGCCATAAGTCCAAATATACTCGTCCTCTCTGTGTTCTGGGATAGGGAACTTAAGGTTATTTTCTTCACAATATTTTTTCATTATCTCGGGAGTAGTTGAAAAGAAAACATCATACTCGTCAGCCTCTGTACCATCTGGAGAGTATATTTTTGCAAAATAAGGTGTTGTGCATACCGGTAGCTGCGGCCTAGGTATAAAGGAATCTGGGTATTTTTGGTAATTACTGGTTTTATCATCATCCCCTATAACAATTTTTAAATAACGAACTTGAGAATCTAAGTCATATTTTAAACCATACCAAAACCTATAATTATAATCATACTCTGGCACTTTATAATCTTTAAGAAGTTTATTAAAAATATCTATCTCATAGTACATATGATAAACAGTAATTGTATTGTTTGATTTGTACGGAGGTCTTATTGAATGGTCTGGTAGATACATACCAATAATATTGTTTCCATGGCTTTTAAAATTATATTCACCGGGAAACTTACCTCTAACTAAAGATATTAAATTATTGAGTTTATTTAAAGGAGCGCCGGTACAACCAACACTGTAATCCACTTTTACTTTTTGTTTATCAACATAAACATCATCCCACATCGCTGTATATCTAGGGATAATTTGTACTTTTTCCCACCACTGCTTTGGAATATCCTCTTTTTCTGCATCTCTCCATGCTTGACGTAAACGTGATTCATATTCTTCAGCACTCCAATTATCTTTCAAATAATTTACATCTTTAGTGTCTGTATATATTCCATCTTCTTTTTTAATTAAAAGACTGTCACTATCGCTTTTATTTAATTCCCAATAATGCATTTTTGCAGTTGCAGGGTGTTTAACAGAAAAAGTTAGTCTGTTAAAAGAAGTATTGTTTTCATCTATGTCTGGCGTAATCCCTGTAATACGACTGTCTATAGATTCTTTTTGTAATTTAATTTCAGTCATATTAAACCTGTTTAAAAGTAATTGTTACAGTTCCTCCAGCGGAACCGAATGGTGTCATCGTACTAGTATTATTATCTGGTGCATTTGATCCTGCAGTCCATGTCCAATGAGTTTTACCACTACCGGTTGAATAAGTAGCATCTGACCTATTATAGGTAGTGCTACCTACTAACAGTTTTTTAAATGATGAATTAGAATTAGAAACATTTTCCGCATTTACTGAAAATTGTAATGTAGTGGCTCCATACGGTGGATTTCCAAAACTTGAAAAAGAGGTTCCACGAACATGCAGATCAGTAATAGTATTCCCACCAAAATAACCAGTAAAAGATGTAGAACCTAGACTTCCAAGGCTTGTAGCACCGCTATCATAAGTTTGGGTACTGGAGCTAAAACCTCTAAATCTAACTCTCGTAGTACCTACATATTGTATTGTCTCAGTTGATGAATCACCGCCAATAGTCATAGTTGTAGAAACATCTGCTGCAGCAGCTGAAGCTCCATACCATTCATTGAATGCCATGGTTGCTCCGGGGCCTTTACTAATTAGACCCCTAATATCAGAGTCATTTATAGAACATATACTGCCAGAAGAGCCACCTGCTTCAACGTGTATCTCATTTAAACTTATGGCACCGGAACTAGTTAGTGCCATTATTTACCCTCTAGTTCTTTTACTCTGGCTGATAAATCTTTTACAGCTTCAATCAATACTGCTGTTAATCTACTGTAATCTACAGACTTTGTGCCCATTTCATCATCAGCAGTTAATACTACTTCTGGTAATATTTTTTCTACTTCCTGGGCAATAACTCCTATATTTTCTTTTTCGTCTCTTGTATAAGTTACACCTCTAAGCTGTTCAACTTTACCTAAACCATTTTCTAGGGTTTCAATATTATCTTTAAGTCTTTCATCTGAGAAAGCTGTGACGTTGTTATTAAAGGTTGCAGCACCTGCTTCTGACATATCAAGAGTAAGAGCTACAATTTCTGAAGTACCATCTTGGCCTCTGAATATTATATCTTTATCATCAATTTGCGACCTAAATGTCAGGTTCTGTGAACCCATATCAATTTGTCCTATTTCTGTGCCATCATCTGAAAACTTAATGTTTTCACCACCTGCATCAAGAACAATATCTCCTACTACATCTATGGTCATATCTCCAGAAACGTTTGATATATCTCCATCTACAGTTAGCTTTGAAGAAGCACTTGTAGCTCCAATAGCAAGATTACCCCCATTAAAATAAGAAACACCATTACTATCCAATCTTATATCTTCGTTTTCAGAAGAATCATAAACACTTAATCTGCCATGACCTGATATTTCTGTCATAGCGTGTAGATTTTGTCCTGCATCGCTTTTTAAAACCCTCAAAGCAGTTGAAGTAGCCCCTGTTGATTTTATATCTAATTTTGCTGTAGGACTTACAGTACCAATACCTACAACTCCACCTGTAGTAATAAATAAATCAGGGTCTCTAAAACCACCACCAAGACCAAAACCACCAGATTGAACTCCAACATTACCTTTAACAGTACCACCATTAGCAAACTGCATGACTCCACCTGCACTTCCTGTTCTGTCAAATAGTGAAGCATCACCAGCTATTGAAACGTGAAATTTTTTTGTTGGATTTATTCCCCCTATACCCAATCCCGTGCTATCTATTCTAGCTATCTCAGTACCAGCGGTTTTAAACTTAATTTTATCTTCGTCAGCGGCTTCTTCTACAAGAACTTGAGTATCACCATCCAAATCAGTAAGACTGCTTGTACCCATTTCGAGCACTTTAGCGTTTAATCTAAGTTCTATTTTGGCACCTGTACTAAAAGCAGCCGCTGAGGTATTGTCTTGAGCTCTTACCACAGTAAGGTCGTTACTAGAGATACCGGTAACTCTGACAGTCTCTACATTAGTACCGTCATCGATGGTTGCAAAGAAAACATTATTAGAATCAGGTGTGGGAAAAACAGCTGCAGATGCTACGGGGACTGTCGTAGTAGAGTTATTTATCCCACTCGATAAAGTAGTTTCGGCATTGTTTTTAAAAAGCAATCCCACAGTAGAACCTCCTTGGTTTAACTAACTGTCACTGTCCAAGTGACTGTCATACTATCTGATGCACCTTTGTTTACAACGGAAAAGACTGTTCTACATAACATAGTACCGCCAGAACTGGCATTTAAAATACCAGCTTCGGTTACAGCACCAGTACCAGTACCAGCTGCAAAACTAGCTACATAAGTAACTACAGCACTAGACACGGTTGTACTTGTAAGCGCAACTCTACCTAATTGATTACCTAAAGCAGTATCACTTGCAGCAGCGGCAGTGCTTCCAGATCCAATAGCCATGTGTGACATAGCAGTTGCACTAGCATCTTTCATACGAGAAGCGACGTAACCTTTACCAGCAGTAACAACTAAGTTGTCAACTTCTTGTACAAGTTCGTCGTTCAAATGTATTTGTAGACGTCCTTTCATTTTTAATGCGTCATTTATATTTGACATAAAAACCTCTTAAGAGTTAATTGAATACGTATTAAGGGCAGACTTGTTAAGCAGGGCTCCGTCAGTGCTACCCACAAATAATTGTACATTAATTGATTCAGATACTGAAACACTATTTGCAATAGCACCTTGCCCAAAACTAACCGCATGGGCTTCTCCTACACTTGTAGAATCTGCTATGGTTGCAGGGCTGAAGGCATGAGCAAAACTTTCTGAAACTGTAGAGGTATCAGTTAAAGGTTTACTAACTGCAAATGGACCTAAGCTTTCTCCTACGGAAACCACATTATTTTTATTTACTCCGGATTCTGTAGCCAAATCATCACTTGCACTTGCAGTATCATCCAAACTATACGAATCACTAAAGGCCCTTACAAAAGTACGCACACTAGCAAAAGACTCCGCTACTGACACAGTGTCAGCGGGATTCTTACCAAAGTCTGGGGTATAAGTTTCACTGATTGTTGTGGTATCAGAAGCTGGTTTACCAAATGAACTCGCGTACGATTCTGCGACGTTCGCCGAATCTGACGGATTTTTACCGAAGTTAGAAACATAACTTTCTGCTACACTAAGTGTATCCGAAAACGCACGTTCAAAAATTAGTAGTGTCACAATACTTTCGGTTACACTAAAAGTGTCTGAAGCAAGTTTGCCTGTTTCTAAAGCAGCGACTTCTAGTATTGAGGTAGTATCTGCAGTTACAGTTTTGGCAATAGCATTAGCTAAAGACTCTGTAATAGTTACTGTTAAAGCTTTATCTTCTTGATATCCGGGAGCAAAGTACAAATCTTTAGAATCTGCATCAAGAACTATATCTACAGCAGAGAGATTAAGAAAATCTATACCATATTCTAAATTAACAAAATTAACTAAAGATTGTATGTTTTGAAATACCGTAACTGGCTCTAACGAGTCAGTGTCTACTATAGCGCGTAGGTTATTGCTTGATACTATTGCTCGAAGTGCCATTAATCAAAGTCATCACGCACTTGGAACTTAATTAAATCTTGTACAGTTTGGATCCCACTACCACTTGTAGTGTGTTCTATTTCGCCTTCAAAAGTACCAGCAGCTGTCCAAGTATCACTAGGAAAAGCTATACTCACTTCTCCAGCTGCAGCGCCTGTAATTGTACCGGTAATTGTTTTTAGTACAGTTGTAGTACCTACCTCACGAATCCTAAAACGTACAGTACTGCCAGATAAATTTACAGCAGCCCATGTTGTACTATCATCGGCATCCAGAGTTTTACCAGCAGCTGCGGTATTGCTGTCCTTTAATGTAAAATTTAAAGTAGGTAAAGTGTCACCTACTACTAATTTAATTGTTGATGAATAAGCCATAATCTACCTCATTATATATTAATCATAACCAAATGCACCGGCATATGGTACGTAATCCCAAATATTACCTCTACCCTCTATAACATCAATACCCCTTTCTATAGTAGGACCTAACCCTGGACTAAAGAAAGTACTTCCATACATTTCAGCTTCGAACATTGGAACTAATAAACCTGCTCTACCTAATAAACCTGCTCTATCAACTAAATCTAACATAAGTGTAGGAGTGGATTGATTGAAAGCTTTAAATTGTTCTGGATCCCCACCATTTACAATAAACTTAAATAACTCTCTTAAATGGAGCCCTATTGCTGCTAAAGGCAACATACCTGCAACTAATATCATAGGCGGTAGTAAAGCTCCTACATAGTTACCATACCTGTACTCTCTCTGCATATTTTTGTAAGTACCCCCAATATAATTTTTACCAAAAGAATAATAAAAAGGTTTTAACTGCGCGATTAAAGCAAAGAAAGGGTTATTCATCCACACTGTCCTTTGTGCTGATGTTGGTTTTAATACCATTTCTTTAATTAATTTTTGCATAGAGTTTCTAAACTGCCTAGCTTCTGAACTACCTTTTAACCTGTTTTCATAATCTGGAAAAGTTTTAGGGTCTCCTTTTTTTAAGAAATCTACCTCGGTCAAAGCTTTTTTAGCTACGTTAGGGGTTAAACCAATTACTGCTAGTCTTTCTATAGATTTAGCATCCCCCTGCAACGCTCTTTTAGTATCCATTTCAATTGCTTTATAAGATACAAAAGCCGCGTTTCTATATAAGAAACCCATAAGTTTAGTTACACCAATGCTCTTAAAGAAAAATTTAGACCACTCTTGAGTGGTGCTGGTAGCCCACGCCATGTCTCCTGCATAAACACTATTCTCTAGAGATTGAGAAATACCCATAGTCCCTAAAGCTAGTAAAAAGTTATCTACTTCTTCTTTATTTCTTAAGTTTTTACCAATGCCCTGAAAAGTTAGTAGTAATCCTTCAAAGTCTCCTCTTTGTATAGCTGGACCAGCTAACTCTGGTAAGCTAGAAAGACCACTAAAAGTAAGAAAAGTCATTTGGTTTAGTAACATAGCTCCTGATTGTGCTGATCTAAAGTAAGGCATGCTATTAATTTCCAAACCTATTTTTCCTGTAATCGCACCTACAGTATTACTAACTGCTATTGGATCTTTAACATTTGGATCTAACCATACGTAAGCAGTAGCAGCTTGCCACCCTCTAAGGAGATAGGGTGCTTCCGTAAAATCTTCTTTCTTTTTACCTTTTTTTCCCGTTTTTGAAATACGTTTTTTCTGTTCAGCTCTAGTTTCTTTTTCTGCTAAAAACTCTAAAAACGAAGCGTCGTCAACTACGTTACCAGAAGGTGTTTTAAATCTTTTTAAACCTACTAACTCTCTTGCCCTCAATATTTCTTCGTCTCTTAAAACTTTTTGTACTTTATTGTTATACATGTATTTTTTAACAATGTTACGAATACCTTGTATTTGAGAATCTAATATATCTGTAACCAACCCATATCTTACCAAGTCATAAGTAGATACGTTTTTAAAAAGTTGAGCTCTTTTTGGAGACATTCCGATAGCTAAACTAGCAACATAAGGAGATAGCTCTTCATCATCTTTTATTAAAGTATCGTTTTGTTCTCTGTTTTTAATAGCTTCTTCTACCGCCTTTACAGACTCTTCATAAGATACATCATTACCTTCAGCTTCATAAATTAATCGAGCCATAGTGTTGAATAAAACAGGTTTAACACTAATAGCTTCTATATCATAGT